ACACATCGGGCAGATAACTGGGTTCTTGCTCATCATCGTTCTCGGTGAAATGAGACCAGGACAATGCAGCGACGGTACAGCACCAGCCGGGGCGGCATGTCGCTCACCCCGCCATGCCCCGCAGCACCCCCGCCATAAAGCCCGAGGTCACCTCCTCGGGCAGTTCCCACCCGCCCGCGTAATAGCTGGCCAGGGCCGCCTTAGTCTTGGCGCCGAACACGCCGTCCGCCAACAGGGGCGGTTGATAGCCCCATTGATTCAGGAACTCCTGCACCCGGAGCAGCAATGCGCGCGATGGGACCAGTGCCCGCTTGGCCGCCTTCAGCAAGCGGTCCCTGTCTGCTAGCCCGTTTAATCCGCCGTTGACGCGCCGGGTAATGGCTGCCAACTGGTCCTGGTCTGCGTACAGATTTAGGCCCCGGCTAGACCAGAACCAGCCGGCCACGTCGCAGCACAGACCCGGATCCGTCGCCACGCGACCCGGAGAACTGACCAGAATCCCGCCCAGCCCCAGGTGCTTGTCATAGGCGATATAGTTGGCCTTGCCGGTCAACTGGATCAGGCCCCGCCCCTTGTACTTGCGCCCGTCCCCATCCCGCGCCGGGGTGTTGCCAAGGTCCGTCCGCGTGTCGTAGGCGTCCCCGCTGGCCAGTTCCTCGCGGTAGCGCAATTGGCCAGACTCATGGCCCACCTGGGCCAGAAAATGGGCTTTCCGCAGGGGCGTGTTGATCCCGTACTTTCGCATCGTCTGAATCAGGGCCGGCCCCAGGGCCGCGATGTCATCAGCCGATGCGTCCGGGAATATTTCGGCCCAAGGAAAATCGTTGCTGCTCATAAGAAGGTCGCCCTAATGCCGTGAATGGATTGCCGCAGGCGCTCGATTCGGGCGTCCACGTCGTCTTGATACTTGGAGAGGTCGAACGACTGGGACTCGCTCAAGCCGTCCACGCTTAGGGAGCCCGAGGTGGGCAGGAATGCCCCCTGCATCAGCTTGAGCATCGCCATCCGGCGCACCAGATCAATCAGGTCCGGGTAATCGCGGGCCGCATGGGCCAGCCCGGACGTGTATCGCACCTGGACTGCCTGGGGCACCACCCGGCCGCCGCCTAGGAGTTGCACCGCGAATACGGACAGGGGTGCGGTGACCAGGGATCCAGACGGCACCAGCCGTAGGTGGCCGAACCGCTTATCCAGCCGAATCCAGTCCGCCGGGACATCCCAGATGGTCGTGGCCGGCGCGGGATAAACAAACTTGAGGGCCTGCACAGAAATGACCGGGACGTGATTCAAGGGCAGGTAGCCCCAGCGGTCCCCCCGGAAAAATTCCGGCTCCAGGTCATAGCCCGGCTCCTCGACCCAGCGAGTGCCGGCATCGTCCAGGGCATCCTTTTCCGCCTGGGTGGCTAGGTCCGGCAGAACGACAGTCGGCGACAGGAACACCCGGAGCGACCGCTCAGCATCCGCTTCGGCCGCCAGCAGGGCCGCCATGACTTCATCGTCTGACAGGTTGGCCAGCCCGCCGGGCAGCGCAGCAAGCCGATTGGCCCGGAGATCGGCGACCGCGCCCGCCAGGTCCGCGAACAGCCCGGACGAGGGCGATGCCGATGCAGGCGCCTCGACCAGCAGGGTGGTGGTTTCGCCGGGGCCAGACCAGCCCGGTAGCTCGACATACGCCTGAATGACGTAGGTCCCGGTCACATCCAGGTCCCCGGCGATGATCGTGTGGGATACCGTGGTGCCAGACGCGGTTCCAGGCCAGAGCACCGACTCAACGGCACCCGGCTTGTACACCCGGATGGCAACCGACAGAGCATCGGCCAGGTCCACGCCGCACTCCAGCGTGATGACGGTGCCGAGGGCATCCTGGGAAATGACGTTGCTCATTGCGGTGATACTCGGGTGACCTGTAGGGGGGATTCGGCGGCAATCGCCAGGGTGACCGGGCTCGCCAGGCTGATCCCCTGGGTTACCTCACTTGATAGGGTCACGACTTGATGCAGAGGCGAATCCAGCAGGACGTGATAGGTCGCGAACTGGACATCAACATAGGCGCCGACCGCGACCGTGGCCGCCATTCAGAGTTACTCCTTAGCAGTCGGGGGGCGCCCGCGAGTGCGGCGCTGTTCAGAAACAGGGGAAACGATCTGGTCAGGCTCCGGTGAAACCCGATACCCGTCCACCCGCAGGAACAGGGCTGCCACTTCCGGCGTGACCGGCTCGGACAGCATGCCGTTGGGGCCTGGCTCAAACCGAACGCCGGAGATCTCGTCCCCGGCGTTCGGCAGGGTGCAAAGCACACGGACCATGGGTTAACCCAGCGCAGTCAAGGCAGCAGCCGTCTGAGCAATGGCTGCGGTGTTCACATAGGTGACCGCAATCCCAGCCGCATCGAGTGCGGTGGTGCCGCCGATAAAGTTGCCACCGCTGGTGTTGGTTACGATGATGTAACCCAGTTCCACCTTGTTGTCCGGGATCGTCGGCTTCAAGGCCAGAGCCGCCGCCGCATTGGCGGCATCCGCCGTCTTGCTGCTGGTGGATAGGGTCCCAGCAGAGTCGATGTAGAACGCCCACAGGGCCGACTTGGCTGTCGCCAGGGTGCCTACCAGGGCGGCCATGTCGGTATTGGCGGACTTGGCCTGGTACGAGCCAGCCGCCAGGGCCGAAAATGCCCCGGAGCTTTTCACCACCGCAGAGGACCCGGCTTTGATGGCCAGGGTGGTAGCGGAAATCACAAATTGGTTCTTGCCAAAGATCGCCGCCACATCCGCCACCAGGGCGTTGACGGTAGTAATCAGGTTAGCAACCTGGGTGCCCAGCAAAGCCCGCTTCGCAGCAGGCGCCAGGCTGTTCAACTGAGATTCAAGAGACATTCGTTCTGCTCCAAAAAAATGCCCTGAGTCGCCCCAGGGCAGAGAGGCAACTGCTTAGCCCTTGGGCAACCAAGTCGCCGTGGTGGGCAGGATGTTCTTTATCATGACGTGATGCCGGCGCTTACTGATCCGCAAATAGCCGAACAGCAGGAGTGCCCAGGGAATCACGGCAGCATTGGTCGGATACAGGTTGAACCGGGTCAGGGGAAGCAGTTGGCGCCAGGTGATGGCGGTATGCCCCGGATTCAGGTTCAACAGGAACGCCTTAGAGGTGCCGGGAATGTCCTCGTTGCGGTCAACGAAGGTGGTAGTGGCGCCACCCTTGGCCACCCGCGCCACCAGCCGGAAGTCGGCAGTGTCATTGGTGCCGTTCCGGCGGGAGCGGTAAATGGCATAGCCGGTTTCGGTGCCGCCAACGCTGGCGGTGATGGTCAGGGTGACCTTGTCGCCCACGGCAACCGCGTACTGAATGGACTTGGTCACCACAGACTGGCCGAGGTTGGTCACGCCGGCCACGGCATAGTAGTAGTTGCCATCCCAGCCGGTGGTGAACTTGGACGCGCTGTCGGAAGCGGCAACGGCGGTCACACTTTGGGGGGCGGTGGCATTGGTCGCGGCGATAGCGGAGTAGTCCACCTCAAACGGCTTGAGGCTGCCCTGATCCAGCAAGAACACATCCCGCTCGATGCCGATGTCGCCCTGAGCGGTCACGATGCCGCGTACCGGGGTGCCAATATTGGCCGCCGCCCCGTTGTTCAAAGGCACCCGGTACGCCGGGTCCAGGTTCACGTCCAGGTCGCTGGCAGCCAGCGGAGAGGTGAACAGGTGGGTCGGGGTGCCGAAGTTGCCCAGCCCGCCAATGGTCGCGGCAGCGCTCGCGATGGTCTGCAAGCCGGTCGCGCCGGTGCCAGACAACGGGCCGCCGCCAGCACTGATGATGTGCTCGCTGGAGCCCAGGCTAATCAACTGCTTGCCGATGCCGTCGAACTCGGTGGGAACCACGTCCGAGTCACCATAGAACGACAGATGCTCGGCGTCCCGAAGCAAGCGCAGGGTGCCCATCTGGTTTTCCTGGGCCTCGGACTGGACGATGGTATCGACCAGGGACTGGGCAAAGGACACCTGACACTGGGTCATCAAGAACTTGACCAGGGCGGTGCGACGGGCATAAGTGCCCTGAGCGCTCGCGATGGTGCCGGTCTGGGTGTTGGCAGAGGAACCAGGGAAACCGCCCTGACTGGTCGCCTCGGTCCACTCGTCTACCGTGTTACCGGCGGGCATTTTGGCCAGGGCGTTAAACAGCTTAAATTCCTTGTTGTCCGCCAGGGTCGCCTGAAGGGTGTGATCCAGGGACTGGATCGACAGGGCCTGGCCGCCGGTAAAGGTGGCGACATCGGTCGCGGTGCCGGCATCCAGGGACTTCCGCAGGGCTTCCAGGTCACCCATTTGCATGGGCAGGACGCCACCGCCGACACCGGACGCAGCATTCACTTCGTTGAGATTGAACATTACCTAAACTCCGAAAGACTAAAAAAGTGATTAACTGATCCGAGCCAACAGGGACGCAGGCAAAGCCTGCCCTCGATTGATGTACCCCTCGGCGAGGGCCACCTCGTAGCCGGAAATCTTGCCCGCGTGTTGGGCTGCCAAAGCCTTAGCCAGGACTTCCTGGCGCGAGGGGGCCGCCTGGGCAGGCGCCACAGCCGTCGCGGGCTTCTCATGCACGGACAGGGAGGACTTGCGACCCCGGCCGGCAGTCGCCAGGGAATCAACCTCGGCGCGCAAAGCGGCGTTGTCGCTGGCCAAAGACTTGAGCATCGCGGTGGTGCGCTGGAGCACTTCACCGATCTGATTCAGCGAGGTACGAACCTCGCCCTGGGAGGACAGCAGGTCGTCCCGGAGCGCCTTGACCAGCAGGGTGCCGTCCAGGGCTTCGACTTCTTCGCCGCCCGGCAGGGTCACAGAGAACGACTTGCCCATGGGCTTTTCGTTCTCGTCCTCGTCGTCGTCGTCCTCGTCCTCGTCCTCGGCAAACTTGTCCCAGGCGTCGTCGTCATCCTCGTCCTCGTCGCCCTTCTGGGCGCTGGGCTTGTCCGCTTTACCGAACATTTCCATCTGGCCGGTCTGAGACTTCGCGAGGGAAAGCTCGTCCAATTCCGCCAGTAACTTATCGAATTCGCTCATGGATTCCTCCGCGAAGATTTCAGGTTTATCAAAAATTTTCGTACCAGGCTCTCCGCAGGATCCGCCGGCACACCGAACACACGAACCACCTCGGCCGTTAGGCTGGCCAGAGATAGAGATCCACCAGGATTCGCGCGGACATGCCGCGCCAAGGCTTCCCGGACATCGGAATAGGCCGGCAAGGTCGCTTGGACGTGCGGGTCCAGGGATTGCCAGGCCAGGGCGGCGCCGCCGGTCAGGGCGGACATATCCGTCCCGGTCCCGGCTTCCAGTGCTTTAGCAAGGTCGAAATGCCCATCAAGGGTTAGGCATTTAGCGAAAACGTCCGCGCCAATCACCGATACCGAGGGCACCGAGACATTGACGGGGGTGCGCGATAGGCCGATGTTTGACCAGCGAACCGACTTAATGAGGCTCACCTTGGCCTTGGTCACCGGGTCGATGGCGGTTTCCTTGCCGCCCGGCAGCACTGCGCCGCCGACCGAGGGATACCAGCGCACCGGGGGCGCCACGTTGGTCAGTGAGTCCCAGACCATGTTGGCGTTTTGGGCCATAGGCCCGTCGCCGGAATACAGGACCGCCTTGACCAAGGTCCGGTCGTTGACGAACGAAACATCTACCGGATGCCCGATTTCCCACAGATAGGTGGATTCGTTCGGGACGCGCGGGGGCAGAATGGACCGATGGTCCAGGTCGATATTCCCGTACCGCAGGAAATGCTCGGAGCTATCCTGAAGGGACTTCGCCAGCAACCGCTCGCCCTGCAAGTCCGTGGACTCGTCGGACGCCTGCATGTACAGGATCCGGCTGGCGCCCTCTTGGGCAGCCTCGGCCTTGAAAAATCCCGTGATAGACAGGAGGGAGGTGTGCGTTTCCATGCCGAAATCGTGGCGTCACGACAGCCTAGGGGGCCGACGAAATGCCCAGCAGGCACACCGGCGGGAGCATGGGGATAATCTCCGGGTGGGCCGTAGCGACTGCCCAGCAGAGTTGGCGCCCATCGTCCGCAGTGAAGCGGGCGCCTTGCTTGGCCTGGGCCACCGCCAACTTTTCATCCTTGGCTTGTTGGCGCATGGCCGGCGCAGACACCACAAGGTATCCCGCCAGGACCAGGACCAGGACCCCGTTGGCGACAGCCAGTGTTCTAAGCACGTCCCACCCACAGCGTGGCCAGGATGGCGACCAGGCCGACGAATACGCTGCCCAGCGAGATATAGATGTTGGATCGGTAGCGCCGCTCGTCGTCGGCGCGGGCCGCCCGCGCGGCGTCAATGGCCTCCCAGTGCATCCGCTCGGCTAGTTCGTGCTGGGTAATGGCCGCCTGAAGCTCGAAGGTCACCTTGGCTTGCATCTGGGCAATGGCCGCCGGGATTTGATCCATCACCGACCGCAGACCTTCTTTTACTTCCGCGACTAGATCGCCCATGGACTTCTCCAGCCGATCCAGCCGGGCCTTTTGTTCGGCGATGTCGCGCTCCAGGAGTGCCACCCGTGCGGCAATATCAGACGCAGTAACCTCTTGCATGTGCCAGACCCTCGAAAATCGTTACCCGCTATACCCAATCCGTCGAGGGAATGACATGCCATGGCCGCGCTCCGCTCACAACAGCACCAGGCCAATCTGAACCGCCATCTTTGCCAGTTCCATCCCCTGGGCAAGCATGGCCGTTTGCGCTTGAGCGGTCGGACTTTCCAGCCACGCCTGGTAGTGCTCGCCCAGTGATCGCAAGGTGTCGCCGAAGCGCCGGACCCGGATCTGGTCAACAATCGGCATGGCAGGCATCAAGGGGGCGATGAGTGCCGTGCCCCGCAGGTACAGGGCCGCGCCGGACGCATAAAGAACGCCTGCCTCGGCCGAGGTGGGGATCAGCTTTTCGGTCCAGACGGACTCAATGGACGCCTTGAGTGCATCTGCATCCGCCAGCAGTGCGCGTACCTCAACCTGCTTGTCCGCAGACAAGCCGGCCAGTTGCCGCTCCACCGATGCCCTGGTTTCCGCGTAGGACGACTGCGCGACGGCTAGGTCCGTCGAAATCTGGGCTCCGGTCATCACGTCCTGGGCAGAGCAGGCATTCAGCAGCAGGGCAAATAGGGGCAGGATGAATTTCATAGGGATTTACCTTTGGCATAAGCAGGGCCGCCCAGGAGCCGGACGGCAGAGAAATAAGCGTTGGCGCGATACAGGCGGAACGGGCGCAGGAGGGCGGCAATCAGGCCGGTTTCGGCCCGAATCAGAATCAGCATGTTGTGCAAGAATTCCCGGTCGGCACCGTCCTTGTCCGCCCAGGTCTTGCCTTCGGCATACCGCCAATCGTGGATGTCGCAGGCTTCGGAAATGTCGAGTCCGAACAGGGTGTCAGGCACCAGCCAGCCACCTAGTCCCTTGGTTCCGCACCCGTTACAAACGTGGGCGCGGTCCAGGTCAGTGGCTCGCCGGTAGCTCTCCGGGGCAGACAGGGAATAGGGCATGGGCTGGGCTCGCTCTCATTCAGAATGAGCCCAGGATGCCGTCACGACGGTCTAGGAACGTGCAGGGCGGAAAGTTCCGCTTGCACCCAGGCATGAAAGCGGGGATCGACACCAGGAGGCACCGCCGGGTCCGGGATTTCCTGCCAGCGACCCCGGCAGTGCGGGTGCTGGACTCCGGCCGCCGGCCACCACAACTCAGCCTCGCTGCGTTCCACCAGCCCGACCTCGGTTTGCTTGCGGGGCGAGGAGGACCGGCCCACGTTGGTCTTGCCCGGCCAGACATGCGTCCAGCCGAACGACTCGTCCAGCGGTTGCTCGGACCAGACGAACTCTTGCCCGTTGAGCCGGGCACAGAAAGAACAGGCGCCGACGTAATGTTCGATGCGGCGCACCCTGGCACCATGGGCCAATTCACCCAGATAGGCTTGGTTCGCCACCTCGCCTGCCTCGGTGATCGCAATCCGCCGCCAGTCCCGATTCAGGGTGCTAAACGAATCGAATAGGCGAGCCTGCAGCGCCGGCCGCGCCGATAGTCCCCACTCTTGAATGTGCGAGGAAATCACGTCAGCAATCCGCAGCCGGGCCGAGGACGCCAGGTTGGTTAGGAACATCCCGATCCGTTCCCGCGCCCAGACCCAGGCGGTATGCAGGCGCAGGGGCAGGGGCGGCGGGGCGTCATGGGCCGGTCGCGTGACCAGGGCAATCAGAGATTCCATGGGCTGCCAGTCGGGCAACTGGTCCCGTAGCGCGTTCACCCGGCCCGCCAGGTAGGCACGAAACGACAGCCAATCCGCTTGGGCGCCCAGGTCCTCCGGGTGCAAGTGGGTCCGCACCAGCAGGTCAATCAGGTCCGACCAATCCGCCGGGGTGTAGTCCCCGAGTGGCTTCTGGAACCGGGCCTGAATGCCCGGCCGGTCGCCCTCTGGCAGGTCCGCCTTGCGGAGCGTTGCCTCGTCGGCAGGCAGCCCCAGGACCAGAAAAATGGCCGATTGCAGGGCCAGCAAACGATCCGCGCCACGCTGGGAAAACTCCTCGCACAGGTCCGTCAACCAGGGGTTGTCATGGGGTCGCCAGATGGAGGTATCCGGGCCTTCCGCCAGGGCTTTGTGCAGTTCGTCCAGCCCATGATTGCAGGCGCAGGACGGGACGCCCGACAGGTCAACGAATGACATGATGGGGGCTCGGCTCGCAGGGCGCCCGGACCCAACCGGCCAGGCGCATCAGTCCCTCGTCCAGCAACTCCAGATCCTCCTCTGGCGCAAGCCTCAGAATCAGGACCGGGGCCTTGCCCATGGCCCGCAGGCTGTCCCGCAACTCGAATAGGTCCGTCTTGTCGGCATTGCCGCCGCGCACCACTAGCACATCGCCTGGATGCACGTCCAGGACGGACAATTCCATGTGCTTCATGGACACCACCCCTGCTTTTTCCCGCCGGCATAGGGCCGGGCATAACCCGCGTCGATCAGGGATTCGCCCAGGCTTTCCCCGTCCACCCACACCTCAGCGAGCAGGCGAAAATACTTGTCGCGCCGCACATGGCGCAATTCAATGGTATCCGCATTCTGTAGCATATACGTTACAAAGGCGCGGGCATCCTTGGCCAGGGCCACCTCGCACGGGCACTCCCCGCGCAGTTCTGGAGCATCAATGCCAGCCACCCGGACCCCGATGCGCCGCCCGACAACCGCCGGCCACCCGGCAATGTCCGCCGAGAATGTGTCCCCGTCGTGGACCGATACCACCGACTCCACCCGGACATCGTCCGCGCCGGCCAGGCTAGGCCACAACAAGGCCAGCAGCATCAGGACCCGGATCATCCGATGATCCTCCAGATTTCCGGCACCACGGAAGCAAACGACTTGGCTACCGGCTCGCCGCCACCCATCGCGTCCTGCGCCCGCTGCAAGGGATCATCCTCAGCGTCACCCCCAGGCCCTGGGGATTCCCCATCGTCGTCGGCTGGGGCTTCCTCGTCGTCCGGGCCAGGGGGGGCGCCCTCCTCCTCACCAGGCTCCCCGCCCTCCTCCTCGCCAGGCGACCCGCCAGACTGCGACAGTTGCAGCCAGATCCCCGCCAGGGTGGGATTCACCGGAGCCTCGCCCAACGGCCCATCCATGGCCTCATAGCCCTCCTCAGCACGCATTTCGTTCACCGTGAGGATGGTCTTGCGGATATCGAGCCGCTGGGATTCGTCCACCTCGTCCAGGCCGGCCCAGCGGAACACCAGCGAATCGGAAAAGTCGGCTATCAGGTAGTCGGATAGGAGGGATTCCAGGTACGCCATTAGGGGACGCAGGCCGGAATCCTTAGAGGCGGCCAATTTTTCAGCCGTGTCGGACCCCGCCAGGGCCGATGTGGTCCCGCCGCTGAACGAATCGAAGTTGATCTCAGCCGGAGACATGCCGTAGATGGCGCAAATCACGCTAACCAGGAACGTCATCCACTTGGAAAAGTGCATCTCGTCGAATCCAGCGTCGATCCGCTCGAATGCCGCCTTGGAGTCAGAATCCTTGGACACCATGACCGGCATTGTCCAGGCATTATTGACCCCCTTAACCATTGCATTCCAGTACCGCCGGAATGCGGATAGGTCCCGAGCATCGTATTCGCCGGTCAGATGCAAGATGCCCTTGGGGATAGAGTTGTCGTCAAACCCCTTGGAATTGTAAGTCATCGCGTTCAGGAACCCAGTAACCACCTTAATCAGTAGTTCGGTTTCCCCAAGTCCGTACCCGGCCAGGCGCACGTCGGCGCGAGGATTACGCGGCTCATAGATCAGATCGTCGTAGCTGTACGCGGTAACCACCCGGCCCTGGATCGCCTGGACCGCGTAAATCTCGTCGTCGCCCCGATAGCCCTCGTCGGTGCAGAGGCGAATCGTTGACCCGTCAACCGCGTAAAACCCATCAAACCCCTTTCTCTTGTCCCGCTTCATCTCGGTTTCGATGGGCGCGGAATCGTAGGTCAGGGACTCGCGGACCACCTTGGCCAAAAACTGGGCCATGGAATCCCGCTTGAGCTTGCGCCGCAACCGAGGATTGAACTCCCACCCGCAGTTGCTCAGGAACCGGGACAGCAACTGGGTCTGCTCCAGTTCCGATTTAGTCAACTTGTGCAGCCGGTCCCGGTGGGTAATCAGGAACCCGGAACCGCGCCCGCCATCTTGCGGAGCCGCGAACCGCTGCACTTGCCGGATGCGGGTCAGAAGGACCGCATTTAACACCGGCGTCTGCTCAACCATCGTCCGCAGGGTCTCGTAGCCAACCGGGTTGGGCCGCTCGAAATACTCACCGCGCGCGAAGATTTGCAGCCCATCGAGGTAAACCGACTGCATCCCAACCGGCTTGTCCGGCCGGCCAGGAAAAGGATAAATCCGGGCCGACTTGATAAGTTGCTGCTCCGCGTACTGATCCTGGATATGGTCGATCAGTTCCTGCACAGCAGGGGACGGCAGCAGGTCAGAGGCGGTCGGCATATGAGCCTGCTGTAACGCACCCTGAGCATCGGCGCGCTCGTCTGCGGGAGCGAAGTCAGAAAAAGCCGTCGAAATCGAGTCGGACATGGGCGGGCAGCCAGTGAGGAATTACCTTCAAGGTAATGTCACGACGATCCGCGCCCGATCTTTGCGGGGTGTGCCAGGGGCTTTTATTCTATATATAGGCAAAACCTAACAGGCGCGGGTTTTGCATTAAAGCACTATTTTATAGCAACATCAGTAAGATACGACAAAATAAGCAAAATTCAGTCCCGAAAAATGACGATAGGATTTACCTATCAACCCTCCTCGGCCACAAACATCACACAGGCTGGATCCCGCTCGCCCACATCAAACCCCCGTTCTCGGCAGACTCCTTGCCGGTAGGCGTCGCACAGACCGCAGACATCCCCTGAGACTTCCATTGCTCGCCCACCCAGCAGAGATGTCTCCATCCCGTCGGCTGTCGGCTCGCCGCCCGGCATCCAGTTGGTCCCAGATGTATCCCCAAGCATAATCTGCCCTCCTCCACTATTTCGCGCCAGGGCCACTTCCAGCAGCATCCAGGCATAGGCATAGTGTGGATCAATCCCCACCTTCTTGACGTAGGACCGCCAGCGGCCGGTTTCCGGGTCCCGCTCAGAGATCAGCGCCACCTTGGTCAGGTGCTCGAACACCACATCCCGCAGCAGGGCGACGCGCTTGGCGGCGCCGTCCTTGTAGTCGCACTCCAGTGCCGTCGGGTCCGGGAATGCCACCAAGCCATCCGTGATCCGCGCCAGGGCCATCTGCATGGCCTTGTATTGGGACAGCCGAACAACGTAGCGGTCCCGCTCCTCCTCCTTGGTTTTTTTATCCGCCTTGGTGACCAGGTCGCCCCAGACGATGGTGTCCGCCTGGTCGCCGTAGGAGGCCACAAACACCCGGCCTGGATGGCGGTTGGCAAACCGCTTGGCATCGTTCCAATTGGGCAACCCCTCCACCACGCAGCAGGTCACCCCGTACTGGCGCATGAGAACGTCGCAATCCGCGAACGGATCAGGGCCGAAAATAGCGTCGGCATGGATCAGGGCAGACCGGCCGCCGGGCAAGCTCTTGGCAATCAGCACCGCGTTGAACCCGCCCATCTGGTCAATGCCCATGTAGGTGCCCGCGCCGGCATCCTCCCACTGGGCGCCCGCCAGCTTGCCAGCCAGGGCGCAAGCCTCCAGGTGCTCGCGCCCAACCGGAATCTGGGACGGGTCCGCGTAGGGCAATCCCATCTTGCGATTCATGAAGTTCCGCTTTTGCTCGCCCGTTTTCGCGGTGTGCCAGGTCCACAACAACTGCTTGGGGCTTACCGTGGGGCTGAGCAATTGCGGCAGGTGGTAGCTTTCAATCTCCCGATCCGGGTACGTCGCCAGCCAGCGGCCATGCTGGGGGTTTTCCAGTTCGGATTGGCAGGACGGGCACAGGAAATGGTGGTCGGTGAACGATGCCGGGAAGTGATCGGACAGCACGAACACCTCGCCGCAGGCCGGGCATTCGGTATGGAACCGATGCTGGGTGCCCTGGCGGAACCAGAAATTGATGTCGGCATCCGGCCACTTGGGCGTGGACAGCATCAGGGTGAACCGTACCGACGACGCCGACATGCGCTCCATGGTGCGCGAAATGTCGTCAGGGGCCATCCCCTGAACCTCATCAAACGACAGCACGTCCGCCGGGAAGGATTCGGTCAGGGCGTGTCCCGTGGTCCACAAGAACAGGAAAATTGAGTCCAGCAGGGTCCGGGTGAGCTTGTTCCCCTCCCCGCTCGACTGGCGAACCGCTCCGGTCGGCGCAGCAGTCAACGCCCGATAGATGGACGGGATCGAGCGCACCAGGCGCATGAAGCGATGCTCGGATTTGTAGCTGGCCAGCTTCGCGTCCGGCAGGTAAAGGCCAATCGTGATCGGCCGCCATTTCACCGCCATGTAGAGGTCCGCCAGCACCTCCCAGACGGTCAGGCCCATCTGGGCGCCCTTCTGCAAAGCGATAATCCGCCCGTAGGCGTCCGCCGGCGAAGCAGGGATCAGGTCATAAATCGCATGCAGTGCGGGCCGGTTGGTCAGGTCGAAGGCGTGACCGTCCACCTTTAGGCCCATGTCCCCCAGGGCCTGGCACCAGGCGCGGAAGCCCATGTCGGCCGGTGGGTTGAGGGGGTCGAATGCAGGCGCCCCACCATCGCCCGCGAGAGCGCGTCGGCGCAATTCCAGGTGCGCCGCTGCCGCTGCCTGGATAACCGCTTGACGCTGGTTCCGATTAACGGCCCGGTACACGCCCGGCCGCCACGGCTCGCAGTTCATCCTCAGACATCTTATTCATGTCTGGCAGAGAAACCACCTCGTCCAGACCCCAGGCGCGCCGCTCGCCATCCTGATGCAGCTTGGTCACTTCCGCGACCGTCTTAGCCAGCCTAGCCCGGTCCATAGCCGCCGGCATGTTCTCGGTACGCAAATCCGCCGCCTCCTGCCGCATCTCGATAACGACCTGCCACTCTGCACGGTGGCGGGCAAGCACCTCGGCGCGCTGATCCTCGCTTTCCAGCCGTTCCTCATACGCCAGCTTGGCCCCCTGCGGGTCTGGCTCAGTACGCCCATCGGCGGAAACCAGTCGATCCGCTTTGCGGTGTGCGGCGTCGATAATCCCTGCCATCGACCCACGCCGGAGCCATCCTTCCGCCTTGCTCCGTTTGTGGACCCCCGCCCGCGACGGGGGGCGAAATCCGAATTTTTCGGCTGCCCGGCGCGCCGACATCTCCATGCTGGGATTGTCGGGGTCGTATTCGTAGGCACGACGAATGGCATCCCATTGCGCTTCAGTGAGGGGGGTGGTTTGCATCGCAGTGTTTCTCAGATGGCTACTTGCCTTTTACCTGCATCCATTGCTCATGCAGACCCCTTATTTTATCGGCAATTTGCTGATCGTATGGAATGCGCCAGCCAATTCCGCCGGCCCCCCCGGTCCTGACGTTGTTATGCCCCCAATCATCGCCATCCGCGCCATTGTTTTTCACATACCAAATATGGTCTGGGCCGACCACCCACCAATCGCCTCCCCCATAAATGTTTGCGCTGTCAAGATACCTGTCTCCCTCTGGTATATTGCTGCGTCCCTCGGGCACAACTCCATCTTTCGTAACCTGATCGACCAGGGACCGAACCTCTTGGGCGATGACTTTTCGCGTCTGCTTTGCGTGTTCCCGTTCGGCAATCTGCCTTCGCATTTCATCGGCGTCGGAGCCCACCGCCGGCACCACCGTGTAACGGATCATATGCGTATCGTCGGGGCCAAGCCCAAAAGACATGCCATCTTCGCCGACATAGTCGGCAGATGAATGCTCTACGCGGTAAACAGTCCCATTGTGAACGATCAATGTGCCTGGGCCAGCCCGCCACCGTGCGCCCCTGGCCCCCTCGATAAAGCGAATCCGCCCAGCGGCTTGGTCGTCTTGCTGCTTCTGCTCTTGAACCGCAGTCGCTCGCGCCTCATCTTTTGCTGCCTGGCCTTTCGCACGGGACAACTCCTGATTCAGCCGATCCTCAGAAGCAATCGGCACCATCCATGACCTGTCTGGGCGATTGAACCGCGCCCCTGGGACTGAGCGCATGATTTCGACCTGGGTCAGGTCGTAAGCAAAGGACACCTGATAGCCGTCCGGGCTGGTCGCGACCGAAAACGGGCCATATTGCCCCGGTTCAATTTTTCTGGCTTGTGCGGCACTTGCTGCTTTCTGCGCCGCCGCCTTTTCCGCCATGGCTTGCTGTTTTTCGACGGCTGCATCCAAAATTTGCTTGAGCTTTTCTGTGCGCTCAATCGGCACCGTCCAGGACCGGGTGACAGAATCATACTTGCTCACCCCCGACCGTCCTTCGGCAAGAGGTTTGATGGACCCAACGTGAACCGGGTCGTAATCGAACGACACGCTGTAATGGTCCCCGCGAAGCGCAACGCGGAAGGGTCCATATTGACCGCTACCCAAGATTGCATTGGTGTCCGGCAGGGCGGTTTTCGGCGCTAGCATTTCTGGCGTTGCCGGCACTGACACTGAAGTCGTGCCATATCTTCCATAGGTCACCAGGGTATAGACCGGCGCCGTAACCGTGGCCCCAACGGCCCAGTTCTTCGACACCGAATTGAGCACGATCTTTTGTTCGTAGCCCTTGCCGGGGCGCGTTCCATAAAGAAACTTCCGCCCAACCTTGGTAATGGTCAGGGTGTCGCGTTCCTTGAAGGACGCTTTGGACAGGTCCACGCCCCCCGTTTCGTCCACAACAGGCGCGGGCTTCGGTGCCCGGTGAATGACCGGCTTGGTCGGTTCCTGGGCTGGCTCCGGGGGTTTAGGGGCCGCTTGCGCCTTCCACCGTCTGCCCAGCGTCTTAGCATAGGCGTCGTGCGCCTCGTCCGTACTGTCCTGGACCGCCCCAGACCCAGCTACCAGGCGATCCTTCATGTGACCAATGCCGGCTACCTTAGAGTTCACATCGGCCAGTTCTCGTTGAAGCCGATGGAGGTGCCCGCCCAAGCGCAAGGCCCGGTTGGCTTCCTTGGTCGATGCAACCCGGCGCCCTGCTGCGGCATGGTCCTTAGAGGCCCGCTTGGCGTCCTCGATCTGCGATTCCAATTGGGCAATCCGTTGCCGCAGTGCATGCCCATGGTAATGATGCAGCATGTGCTGCTCGTGGTGCAGCCGCCGGAACAGCCCCTGCTTGTCAGCGTCCAGATGCTCAACGCTTGGCCCATGGTCCGGCGCCAGGTCCGCCCCCTTGCGGGTGCGCTTGTCGTAATGCGCCGCAATCTGAATGGCTTTGCCGTTCTTCAGGCGGCGGGTGTGCGCCGCCACAAACGACTTGAAAAACAAAATCATCGCATTACTCATAATATAATCCCACTCGGCCTAGCTTGCTTTCGGCTTGCCCTGCTGTCCTCGGATTGCCGCCAGCAAGGCGGCCTTCATTTTCGGATTGGCGTCAATTTTCTTTGCCAAATCCAACACGGCAGTTCTCCCCGCTGATTCAGAATAATTGGGCTTGTTCTTCATGTCTTGTCCCATGGCTGTTCCTTAAAAGGTCTGTCTTTTTGGGGGTCGGGGCGTCATCGAATATATCCATCTGGTTTGGATCGCCTAGCCGATTGACTGCATCGTAATACCCGGCTAAGAATTCCGATATTGCTTTGGCCGAGCGTAAGTGTTCGCCGAAATGCCGCAGAATCAATTGGGCCTCGTCTGAAATCTCATCGCCGAACAGGCCGGCTTGCGACAGGTATTCATCCACCGATCCGAATTTCCTCTCCTCCTTGATCTTCGCCAGGGTTGCCGTAGCCGCGACAATATCCGCCGATATGTCTAGGTCGTGGATGCGTCCTATCTTGGCGTCCTGCTTCGCCTGCGCCACGATAGGCGCCACACTCACTAACGCATTCAGAACATTACGCTGCCCGGCATCGGCAGATTCTACCTGGCGAGCCAGGGTATCACTGTCTCCGTAGGCACGATAAAGGATCGCATTACGCACCCGGTTTATCCCCTCCTGGCTCAATCGACCGTCTGCCGCCAGAAAAGCACCTCGTTGGCTGGCAGGCATTGCTCCCAGGAATTGACGGATAAACGGCATATTGGCCGGAGTATTGAATTCCCCGGCGTCATTAGTGGAGAACCCAGACAAATCACCCAAGCGCTCGCCATCCACCTTGGCCTGCTCAAGGTTCGACATCCTGGCGCCTCCCCCCTCATTAGATGCTATGGCCGCTTGTCGGACATCCACATCCTTGGACAGACCCCGCACCAACACGGGTTCTTTCATGCCTGCCGCTGCATCCTTAGACAGACCATACCTATGAGCCTTTCGGGACAAATCATCTTTATAGGCTTGGGCTTTCCCTGACCCATAGGCCCGCTGAATGGCTAATGTGCGCCCGTTCCCGGCGATAATGGTTTCTCCATCCATGGCAAGGACCGGGGCGCCGTAATCCATCACGGGGGATCCTGATAGCATCCGAAACTTCAGATTGTTGGCGATACTGCCCACTTGCTCGTCCGATGCCGCACGGGTGCGGTCCCGATACTGATTGTCGGCCTTACCCTTCGATGCCCCCAGACTGTCCGCTTCAACTAGGCGATACTCGAACGGAACGTCCTTGCCGTCGATGTCCAGGAATTGGTCGTCATCGTTAAAATCTGCGGCTGGGGCCGGGCTTCTTGCGCTGGCCCGCGCGATAATCGGCTTGCCACCTTCTAAGGGCTTCTTCCATCGAGCCCCTAGCTTTTTCGCGTAGACATTGTGGCCCTCGTCCGTGCTTTCGCCAACATCGCCGGAGCCCGCCACCATCTTGTTTTTCATGGCGCCGATGCCCGCCACCTTGGCGTTGACTTCCGCCAGTTCCTTGTGGTGCCGAGTCAATCGAGCCTTGACGCGCAAGGCGCGGTTGGCGGCCTTCGCGGCTTCCACATGCCGCCCAGCATCACGATGCCCCTGCGCTTCCTTTTCGGCAGCGGCCTTAGTCGCTTCATGCTCGGCAATTCTCCTTTTCAGAGCATGGGCCTGGTAATGATGCAAAAGGTGTTGCTCCTGATGCATCTGCTCGAACTTGGCCCGCTGGGTGTCATCCAGGTGGGACAGGTCGTGGTGGTGCCCGCCGGCCAGTTCCACACCCTTCCGCGACCGCTTGTCGTAATACGCGGCAACTTGAACCTGTTGGCCGTTCTTCAGGTGTCGGGTATGGGCGGGGATATAGGATTTGAAAAACAACACTCGCGACTGTCCCGCCTCCAGCATAGCTAGAGCCTTTGCGAAAGTGTTGGATTCCGCCATGGCGGCAAACAGCCGGTCAAATGCGGCGTTGATTCGGGTGCGTTCCTCTCCTTCCGGGAAGGGCTTGGAGTCCCCAAAGATGGGATCCTGATAGAACTTGTTGTCCGCATGGGAGGACAGGTAATCATTCTTGCGCCCCTGGGCCGATAGCCGGTCCTCGCAATAGGCCGAGAAGGCGCGGGCCGCCATTTCCTTTGGGGTGCCCCAGTAGGATGTTGACTTCCCTTGATCTAGTTTCCTCGCCTCCAGTGCGAACGATGACATTGCCGCTCCGCTTGGAATCGAGACAGTTGTCGCTCCCGCCGGGCCGTAATGGGCCGCCGCCAGCAAGCGGTAGCGGTCATAGGTCTTTCTTTCGCTGGGCGGTAGCTTTTTGCCAAATCTGGCCAAGGATTCTTGGCGCGCCCCTTGATGCCGGTCGATTGCCTGAATCGCGCCCAGCAGCCCGCCAGCGGCCACAATGTTGCGCGACATTGAACTCGTCGGGCGATCAAAATACCTTTTGGCCAGATCCCGGTCAGCGTCGGTCACGATAACCCGTTGCTGCATCCGGTGTTCGCCGGACATCATGGTTTGGGTCAGGCCAGTAAACGCCTCTTTTAGGCCGGCAGGCAGCCCGTCCGGCTCCTCGCTGGAAAACTGTATGGCGCCGCCTTGTTTCCCGTGTAGGTCGCCGATCAGATTGTCCAGGGCATGGAACCATTCGTGGCCTAGCGACCCGCCGCCCTGCATCTTGGTAATGTTGATGATTCGGTCAACTGGCTCATAATGGGCGCGAGCCGCGCCGCCATATCCAGCGTTACCCGTCCCGCGAGCGCCAAACGCCAGGGCCAGGCGCCCGTTCATGGCGACTTGCTTGGGGTCCGCACCTACTAGGTCGGCCAGATCCGAGAACGCCTCTGTGGCCCGCTGGACGTGCCATTGAGCCGACCCGATGTCCTTCAGCACCCAGTTGCCCGATTGCACATCGCGCAAGCCGAACTGTTCTTTCAGTTCCGCCGTCGAAGCAGACAGCACATCCTTGCCGCCGACCCGCTCGATTTTGTCAGCGACCAGCAACTGGAACTGGGCACCTTTCTTGGTCGCCCTGGGGGCCGTTTCCGGCTTTTCTGCCCAGGACCAATCCGACACCCCGCCTGACCGCACATTGGCACGGTGCCCATTGAACGTGTCATTCCGCCCTTGGATAATCTGCTGGAACTTCGGGCCAAAGGAAACCCAGGCGCGAGTGGTCGGGTTGCTCTGCATGTTGCGTAAAGCCGCGAGCCTAAGAATCGCATTCGAGTCGTCTAAGGCGTGTCGCGCTTCAAACTCCACGTCGGAAGCGTAGGTATAGCGTCCGTTCCCTAGCTCTCGGTGCTTGTTGTCCAGGTAGCTGGCATTTGCAGCCCGGAAGTCCCGGAACTTCTTCTCTGCCGCCTCCATTAGCTGGGTAATCTCTGCAATTTTGGCGGCCGAGTCCGGGTCCGGCTTCCACCCGCGCCTCGCCCGCTTGTCCCGCTCATAGGTGAGCGTCCGCAATTCATTTAGCAGTTCTTTTACGGGCTCATATAACGCATCCGATTGCTTATCTACAGTCCTGACTCGGCCCATAATCTCCTTGTATCGGGAAAATGCTGTCTGATACTCCTCGCTTTCCCTGGCCGACAGAATTTCGCCCTTAAACTCGTCGCCCATTTCAGACAAGGTCTTTTTCACCTCATCCGGGGTTTTGCACGTTTCCAGCCGGTCCCGCAAGGACCCGATGCCCAGCGCATAGTCCTTGCGCCTTTCGGGGGAGTCTTCTGGGGCAGAGGCGATGCTGGCATACACCCGGTCGATCAAGAATCCGGCGCCGGGCTCCATGCCCTGCTCTTTTAGCGAGTCCCAATCCACCTTGCCGAACAGGTTGGACTTAGTGATGAGTTCCTTGGCGCGGCGCGGGTTCTCCTCCAGTTCGCCCCAGTCGATATTCTGGTAGCGAACCAATTGCCCCTTGCGAGCCGCTTCACGGAACGCCTCAGTCACGTTGAACTTGCGGGCGCCCTCGATCATCCCGGTGTCCCGGTAACGATAGTTGGGACTGTTGGGGTCCATGTCATCCGAAATGGAGGGGGTCGGTGATGCTGGGATGCTAAACCCATGAATCGCAGCTTCAGCGAGCTTAACGGTTACCGGCTCAGATGGGGTTACGCCAGGGGAACCTTCAATTTGTTGGTGCCACCGTCCGCCACGGAACACCAGACCCTCGGCATTTACCTCGCCTTCTTGGGGTGCGGAGTCCTTACCGCTCCCAACAGCCTGAGCTATACTCGAATCGTCAGAAGCGCTAGGCGAGGGAGCTAGAATCGTCTCGTCTTTTCGTCCGGCCGCCGCTGAGATCCCACCGGAAGCGCTTCCGACACCACTCCTGTCACCTCCACTATTAACCTCATAATCCTTCTTGTCGGCCGGCTTGGCACCAAAAAAGCCCTGCTCGTGCGCGGTCAGATTCGTGTCCGGCCGATGCTTGGCAATAAACTCCTCGGCTGCCGCCCGGTTGGCGGCATTGACGATGCTGCCCAGTTTGGCCGCCAGAAACGCCTCGCTGGCCTCCAGGCGGTCCTTGTTGTTTTGGGCGTATTCGTTGGCGTATCGCCCATCCCCGTTGAACTGCTGGTCCGTGGCCCGCGCGCGCTCCAGCCCCTCGGCATAGGAACGGAACCCGCCCAGCAAGCGCATCAGGGACTGTTCTACCGCAGGGGGGATAGTGACTTTTGCCGGTGATCGGGGGCTCGCCTGCCAGCGGCTGCCCATCTTGTCAACATATTGCTTGTGCGAATCTTCCGTGCTCTCCTGGACTTGCCCCGCACCAGGCGCCATTTTGCCCATCATGGCGCCGATACCGGCCACCTTAGCATCTACCTCAGCAAGCTCTTTCTGGTGCCGTAACAGGTCACTCTTGCGCTTCAGGGCGCGGTTAACGGCCTTGGTAGCCTCCACCTCTTTTCCAGCGGCTCGGTGCGCTTTGGCGGTTTCCGTCAGGGACTTGATAGCTTCAGCGTGTTCGGCAATCCGTTTCCGCAGGGCGTGACCATGGTAATGGTGTAGCAGATGCTGTTCCTTGTGCATCCGCTCCAGCAAATCCATGCTTTCAGGGGATAGCCCCTGGACATCCTCAAAATCCCGTCCAAGCGGCGCCCGCACATGCTCCGTGCCCTTCTTGATCCGCTTGTCGTAGTACGGACCCACCGTGATGACCTTGCCGTTTTTCAGGCGGCGCACATGAGAGCCGACGTAGGATTTTCCGAGAAATAAGATGGGGGAAAGCGGCATGGTGGGCGGATTCCAAGGAGTAGGACAGGCTTACAGCATGCCGTCACGACTTAGAGCCCCCCGGCCTGACAGGGATTCCTAGACAGGCCGGGCTTTTAGCTAGGCAGTAGTGAGTTGCCGCTGGATCTGCAACCACTCCGGGCGATCCGGCAGGGTGTGTCCCAGCTTGGCGCGCCACTTACGCACGAGGTCAGGGGTCCAGGGGGCGCCGGCGCCGATGATTTCCCGCACCACAAAGTCCCGCAGTTCCGCGCGGAAGGTGTAATAGGCGCGGAGGTCCATTTGGATGCGGGTCACCTCGGCCAACGCCTCCTGGAATTGATCGGCGGGCAGGTCATCGACGCTGGCGACGGAGAACCGGACCCGCAGCCGGTTGGCCATGGCCATAGGCCCGCCGCTGCCAAGGTCGAGATAGGCACCGCCGAGGGCCTGGTGGATAGCCTGACGAAGCTGCTCCCGCTGCTGATTGGAGATAGTGACGGGTTTGGCCTGGGGGATTTCGTAGCGGCCTGTCTTGCGGAGGGTGGGCAGGACTTCAACGTGCAGGAACCGGTTGAATCTCCGCCCGGTGTCGGTGTTGCTGCGGCTGACCAGGTAGGTGGCGCCGGACTCCGCGACGATGGTCGCTTGCTGTTCGCGATTTAGGGAATCTAAAATGGGGTAAACGTTGTTAAACCCCTCGCCAAGTCCTTGTTTTATCGACGCAACGGCTACCGAGGGCGGGGTACTGGAACCCATTGCATCTAGCAAATCCTGCAAGACGAACCAGGGGTCCCCGTTGATGAACACCACGCGGATGGAGTGGGAGACAAAGGCGAAAATGGCGGGCGCGGACGGGCTAGGGGTGAGATCAGTCATGTTGCGATCCTCTTGCGAAGTGGAGAACCGCCACTGTCCGCTGCAAAACGGATT